TGGAGTGAGTAGCATCGCTGACAATCTTGGCGACGATGTTGCCTTCCGGCGCGTTCATCACCCAGTTTGCAACTTCCTTGGCGCTATACATTGTGCGTCCTTTCAGATCATTGCCAGCAACGCAAGGCAGATAAACAAGCAGGCCATTGGCAGGGCTTCGCGGATCATTGTGTGTCTCCCTTAGTCACGGCCCGCAATGCGGATGGCATCGCGCAGCATTTCAAAAACTTCGGAGGCGGTCTTGCCGTCGCCAAGCATCAAGTCTTTAGCCCAATCCGCCAAATCGGCAGACACTTCGGCAAGATCGGAAATCAATTTCTGTTCTGTGGTCATGTTGGGTGTCTCCTGAAAGCGGCACAGTGCGGTCTGCACATCGTTGCGATGATCCCAGCAGCCAGCAATAACCTCACGAGAAAAGATTATTTCACCGTCCTTGCGGGCCAATTCTGCAATGTAATGGCGGGCCTGTTCGATTGGGGTAAACATGGTGTGTCTCCGTCTTGTGGGGCGCTGCCCCGTTGTTGTTGAAGCCACATTGCCAACGTCCGTCCTATGCGTCAAGCATAAAAATATGCTTGCAGCATTTTATTTTGCGGCTTATGGGCAGCGCCATGAGCAAAACGATGACCCATGCAATGCGCCTAGCCGGGCTTAATGACGTTAAGCTGGCGGCGCTGATCGGCTGTTCGCAGTCGCATATCAACCGGATTCGTAACGGCAAAATGGTGCCGCGACGGGTGATGGCCAACGCTATCGAACGCGCTTTGAGCGTTCAGGGCTTGGCCGATGAACTGACCAAAAAAGAGAGGGACAACGCATGACGCTAAAGAACTGGACGCCAGAGGAAGATGCAATTCTGACACGCATGATGCAAGCCGGTGACACCTACGCACAGGTCACAGCCGCTTTGCCGGGCCGGAATATTTCAGCGGTCAAATGCCGCGCCTATCGGCTCAATTGCAGCAATACCCGCGTTGATGGGCGCTGGTATGGCAAAGCCGACGCCACGCTGCGGCAAATGTGGTCGGATGGCGCAACCATTATGGAGATTGCTGATCGGCTGGGTGTGGCTCACACATCAGTGCGCCGCCGTATTGAACGCATCAATCTGCCGCCGCGCAAGTCAGCGGTTCGCGCAATCGGCACCGGCTGGGCGGCCAATGATCTTGCCATTGAACGCAGCATTCGCCAAGCCACGGCTTCGTTTGAGCGCCATTATCGTGACGTAGCAGCCAAGCGGCGATGGCATGTCTGGAACTATGCAGCGTAATGTTTTGGCGGCGGGCCTAAAAACCCGCCGCTTTTATGTGCGCTTCGATCTGGCGCTTGGCATCGTCTGCACCATAGCAAACCAACACCGTCTGGCCGATTGATGCTAGGTATAGGTGCCAACTTTTCTGGTCTGGCGACAAACGCCCGCCTTGCGTTCGCTTCATCTCAATCCACAAGCCCCAGGCCGGCACGAAAAGATCGGGAACGCCACGCGACACGCCTTCGGCTTTCAGCTTGGCCGCAGTGGCGCGTGATCGCCAGCCGCCGTTTGGAATCGCAAATATGCGAACATCGCTAAACTTGCGGCGGAACCAAAACACCACTTCACGCTGCTCTTCATGTTCAGTGGGCAGCCGTTCCGTGCGCTCCTTCAAAACGGCACCTCCCTTGGCTGCACATCGTATGGATCGTGTTCCTTCCAATCCGTGCAGGCGTTTGGCGTTCCCTGAAACTGATGCGGCGGCGTTGCGGCGTGTTTGTGGCAATGGTTGGTTTCCCTGTGGAAATAGTTGCAATCCCAGCACAGTCTAGGCCGGGCAGCTTCCCAGTCAATTAGTGCGGCAGGCTTCGTTGCCATGCTCATCCCCATAATCTCCCAATGATGCGATAATATTTGCCATCGCGTTTATATGTTATGCCAGTTGGCGGCTTGCCACCGCTTAGGATCGCCGCAACACCGTCTAGCGTCATGCTAGGCTTAAGCGCAACGCCGGCATTGCTGGCAATAATGCCAAGCGTGGCCACAGCCTTTTCGCCGGCATAGCCTTCGTGGGTGACGGTGAGATATTCCTTCACGCCAGGATCGGACAGCGTGCCATAATAGGTGACTTCCAGCATATCCTTGCCGCTAGTCTTGCTAGTATGCTTGCGCCAACGCCATGACGTAACGGGCATTTCGGACGGCGCAAAGCCCATAATATCATCGTTATGCAGCCGGTAGGTTTTAGGCTCCGGTGCTGGAAACTCGGAGCCGCAAGCCGGGCAGATTTTGACGCTGGGATGGCATAGCTCATCGCAAAACTCGCAGACTTTCACAGGCGCTTCACCGTCGCCTTTGCCGGCTTTGGTTGGCGGCTGCACAGCAGTGATCGGGCCGTGTGTAGCTACAACGCCGGCAAAGTCTAGAACGAGGCAATCAGCCTTGCCCGGCGCAACGCGAAGCCCGCGCCCTGCCATCTGCACATAAAGTGCCGGCGACATGGTGGGCCGCAGCATGGCGATTAGATCAATCGCCGGAAAATCGAATCCCGTTGTCAGCACTTGGGCGTTTGTCAAAGCCTGAATGCGCCCAGCCTTAAAGTCGCCGATCATCCGTTCGCGTTCCGCCTTTGGCGTTGCGCCCGTCACGCAATTGGCTGCGATGCCGCGATCATTAAGCAGATCGGCGATATGCTGGGCATGGTCAACGCCAGTGCAGAACATCAGCCAATGCTTGCGATCCGCGCCAAGTGCCATAATTTCAGCCACAACGGCAGCGTTGTTGTCGTCGGTATCAACCGCCGCCTGCAACTCGCTTTCGATAAATTCGCCGCCACGTTTGTGGACGCCATCTAAGTCAAAGCGAGCCTTCGTCACCTTGCTTCGCAGCGTTGTCAGAAACCCCTTGTAAACCAGTTCTTCAATCGTCACCGGATCAATCAGCCCGTCAAAGAGCGCCGGCTTGTCAGTGATAAGGCCGTGGCCTAGGCGGTAAGGCGTGGCTGTCAGCCCGATAACACGCAAGGCCGGATTGATGGCCAGCAAGGCGGTTAGCAGCGTCCTATAACCGCCTTCATCCTTGTGGCTGACAAGATGGCATTCGTCGATAATAACAAGATCAACATGGCCTAATTGTACGGCTTTTGTCCGTACAGACTGGATGCCTGCAAACGTGATCGGCTCCCCAAGCTGGCGTTTGCCAATGCTGGCGCTATAGATGCCCAGCGGTGCGCCGGGCCAATGCTCCCGCATCTTGGCGGCGTTCTGTTCGATAAGCTCCTTCTGATGCGTCAACATCAGCACCCGCGTTTCAGGCCAGTTTTGCAGCCCCTCTTTACAAAGTGTAGCTACAATGTGGCTCTTGCCCGCGCCGGTTGGCATGACAAGGCAAGGATGCCCATCGTTTGAGCGCATCCAATCGTAAAGCTGGTCAAGGGCGCGGCGCTGGTAATCACGAAGCATAATTACACCCGATCCGGCTTAGGATATGGCAACGCTTCCCAATCATGTTGTGCGGCTATTTTCGGCCAGCGCATTTTTAAGGGAAAAATATAAAGATGCTTTTGAGTGCTTTTCCCTATCGTCAAATTTGGCATTAGACGCATAACAACATCTTGCCTTGCTGTCCCAAGTTTGGCGCTAACCGTTCTTTTGTGAACAGGATTGTTGTTTTCGTCAACAAACTCATTTTGAGATTTGTTAAGACCAACATACTTCCAATTTGTCGCCTGATATATGCCGCCATGATGATTTTGGCCTGTGTCAGCATATGAAAACGCAAATTCACAATCTGTGTTCTTTTTCATCCACTGCAAGCCAAACGCAACTAGCTGTGAAATAAAGCCATTATAATCAGGATGCCGCACAAGCCTTGTAAGTTCTAGGGCTGTTGCCGGCATGTTCCGATTCGCACCAAATCCAAAAATGCACCCCGCAACTGGCCTGCCTGTATCACCAAACAGGCCGCCAGGCTCACGAACAGCAAAGCAATGTTGAATGGCGGATGGCATCCGTTTGGAATAATGAAAATCACGCACCAACGGCCAAATTTCATCTGGCGTTGCGCCCGTCATGACATAATCAAGCATTATGCCTCACCCTCAAACTTATGCGCCAAAGCCTGCACCGTCTCATCTAGCAACTGGCGCGATGTCAGCCCGCCAACGCCATTCCGCAGGCGGCTTTGCCCAATCAGCCAAGTGACCGACAAGCCATCGTCGGAACCTTCCATCTGCCACGGCACAAGGTCAGGGTGAAAAACGTGGTCATTACATCCGTCATACTGAGCTTCTGGCGGAATAGGCATGTCCCACCGGGCGCAGTGCCAGGTGCTATCTTCTTTCGGAGTGGCATGGGCGCATGTGCGGCAATTCACTTCCTTCGTCGGCTCGCCCTTGTGGCACATCGCCTTTGCGGGACACCAGCCGCATTGATACCATGTCGGATCGGTTGAAATAGGGGGGGGTATCCTGTCGGCCAATGCGATGGCCCGTCCTTTGGCAATGGCGGCATCCGCCACATCTTTATTGAAGCGCACCCGTTCGCAGTGCAGCCGATCATCATCCTTGCAAACCGCCACATAAAGCGCCCGCGTCAAATCCAGCCCGGCCATGTAAACTTGCATCTGCACATAGTGCTGCCACTTGGACAGGCGCACTCCCTTCGCCGCCAGATCGTCAAAGGACTTTTTGCCATGCGTCTTAAACTCAAGCAGATGCTCCGTCTTTGGCGCTTCGGGAATGCCAATGCCAATCCCGTCAATGCTGCCGCTAACATGCGCGCCAAAATCAACGCGGTTTTGCTGGTTGCGAACGGTGACGCCAATGGCTTCCAGATCGGCGATAATGGTGGCTTCCTCATTGTGGCCACGGCGGAACAAGCGCAGGATGCGCCCTTCAAATTCTTCTACCACCGCCCAGCGGAATGACAGCCAAAGCCACCGATCACAATGATGGCCAAGCAGGCTTGCGCCAAGGTGGTGGCGAGGGCGTTCACGCTTGGCAGCGTGGTGAGCATCTATCAGGCTTGCAACGGCACTTTGATCGGCTATAATGGTTTCCGGCAGCTTTGCCATGTTTGTCTCCTCCCGTGAACAACTTGGGGCTGGCTCATCACCAGCCCCATTTTTTGTTGTTATTTTGCCCAGGGCGGTTTTGCGCTAGATGCAGCCGGTGCAGCGGTAGCCTTGGCAGCAGACGGTGCAGGAAGCCCACCGCCAGCCAGAGCGCGATAACCGCCGACTTCGTTGCGGGCTTGCGTGTAGCCGCGCGCTACATCATCCGGCGACGGATGCTTGATCTTCACCTTGATCTGCAACTGACCACCAACAAGCTGGTCGCTATCCTCAAGGCGAGGCAGGCCGATAGCGCGCATAATCTCGCCAAGCTGTTGCCGGCCAATTTCTTCCGCCTTGGCGCTTTGATTGCGAATGTTGATCGCCGCAAAAATCACACGGCCTTGATGTGTCGGCCCGGTGATGTCGAGGCGCAGGTCAATCTTTGTGCCGGTGCCGGATTTGGTCTGGCCGACTTCTGCCTTGGCGATCATGGCCGAATAAAGCCCTTCGGGCAGCAGTTCATATTCGCCGCTGTTGCCGGTGGGTAGATCGTCGGCGTTAAAGCTTTCTCCGAGGTTAGCCATTGTCAGATTTCCTTTTTGCTGATGGTAAAAGATGGGCGGCCAGGCGTTGACGTAATGGCGTCAAGCAATGGCTGGGTGATAGTTGCAGCGGCAGCTTTCCATGCCGTTGCATTGATTTCCGGCTTCCACCGGAAAAGGCTGGGCAGATGATCGGCAAGCCCATGCTCTGCCGCCAGCAATTGCAGCTTGTCGGAATCAATCTTGCGATTGATGCGGCCAACAACTTTCACCGCATAGCCATCACGGTCAAAGTTGCTGGTGCCGTCAAGATTGGCCGGCAAAGCCAATTCAAACGCCATCGCATCTTCCAGATCGCGGCGCGTCTTGATGGCGACTTCTTCAATCACCTTGGCGTTTAGCCATTGCTGATAAATTGGCACGGTCACTGCATACCCTCCATTGCAAGGACGTAGGCGGTCACGCTAAACAGCAAGCAGGCAAATATGCTCCCCCATGCCGCATTGACGTGCCGATCACGGATGTTGCCATTGATCACCGGCAAAGCGCCGATGGCGAATATCGCTTGTGCGATAGCTAGGGCGATTAGCATTTGCGTTCCTCCAACATGGCATCAGCAATCTCATAGACCGCAGGCGGGATGCGCTTCAGAACTTCTTCCCAAGTTTCTGGATTATCTTCATCGGATGGCTGCGCTGCAAAGCCAATCAACGCCATGCCGGCAAACCAGTCACGCAAGGTCATGCCGCCGCTTGGTTTCAACCCCCAAGTTACGTTGCCGGTATTTGGAAAAGCCGGCCCTCCATCAATCTTGCTCATGCTGCACTCCCAATCTTTGCAATGATCGCGCCAAGGTCTGGCGCTTCCCACTGAGACAGCCTGCCGGAACGATCCTTAGCCTGCCAAAGCCCATCACTGTCGGTAAGCAGCGCACGGTGAGCGTTGCCATCGGCATCGCGTTCGACACGCAGCGCCATGACGAGATCGAAGAAATAAGGCAAACCTTGCGTTAGGCTCTTGCCCGGCATGGAGGCATTGTAAAGAATGCGGCCCATCTCATCCTGTGATTTTTCCAGCTTGGCAGACATGTAAACATGCTTGCCGGGCAGATCACGGAAGGCGCGGATGAGTTCGTTCATTTTGGTGCTGAGTTCGCCATAAGCCGCGCGGCCATCCTTGTTGGCTTTGAGTTCAGCGTTCAGCACCACTTCGGCGACTTCTGACAGGCTGTCGATGGCCACAGATTGAAACGCCTTGGCTTCCTCGCTGCTGGTAAGCCACTCATAGGCATCGTGCAGATCAGCCAAACTTTTGACTTCGATATAAGGCACGTCTGCACCGGCAATGCTCAACAAGCCAGCTTCCGCGCTAATTGCGACCACATTAGGCAATGTCGGGATCAGGCTGGTTTTGCCACCGCCAGCCTGTGCATATACGCACATTTTAACACCATTGGCGGATAGGCCGCCTGTCCTCTTTAAGTTGATAGCCATTGTCGTTCTCCAACACCGCAGTCGGCTGATCCGGTCGCGGCGTGATTGGGGCTTTACAGGGCATGAAAGCGGTTGTAAAGCGGAAAAATGCAGAAACGGAACGGAGCCGCAAAAAATGCTAACGCTTGATGAAATCAGGGCCGGGCTTAAGGATCGCC